TACTCTATGAAAATCCTTATCATTAGGATCATAATCGTCAAAATATGGATATACGTTTAAGTTAGTTTCCTGTGGCATGATTTTTTACTTAAAATTGTAAAATAACCTTAATATCTTCTTTTTGATTGGCAGATCTTGTAATAGATGGTCTATTATCAACGTAAATAATGTCTCCTGAATATTTTTCTACTTCAGGATCAGATAAGCCAAAATCAAATTCTTGTCCCAGATTATAGGTAGTCGTATTATTTATGACCGTAGTCAAACCACTAAATTCAGTATCAATACCTAGTGTCTTAGTTCCTCCAAGAATTTCTATCGATCCCCCTACTTCAGGAGTAGATGTAAAGGAATATGCATTATATCCATATTCGGGAGTTTGTGTGCTTTGAATTAATGAAGCAGTATTGAATCCAGCTAATGCTCTATCTTGCCAATATTTAAGAACGCCAGTGTTGTTATCATATGAAATAACTCTTCCTACCGCTGTTTTTCCTGTTCCGATAGTTTGAGTTATTTGTGAATTTTGTGTAAATGTAGTATTTTGAAAATCACTAGAATTTAATACACCTTTTAATTTTAATGCTTTTGTCCCACTAATTTTATTGTCTGATAGTAAATCTTCCGAACCCGGTTTTCTTGGATTTTTTACTATTCCAATTCTTGCTACTTTATTTCCAGTAATAAAGTTTGGATTTTGATCATCATTTTCAATTCTACTATACAATAAAACACTAAATGCGCCAAGTTCCCTGTAAATATCACTTCCATGTCCACCTGAAGGAGGAATGATTACATTAAAAACCGGAGATGTTGAAGAACTATCTACCAGAAGACCACCAGAACTTAAATCTAATGATCCAAAAGTATATCCAGATCCTCCAGAAGTAACTTCAACAGATTCTACTGTAAAATCTTCACCCACAACAACAGTAGCTTTTCCCCCAGTTCCATCCCCAACAATATCAATATCAGAATAAGTTTGAGGTAGATTTCCAAGACCACTTCCTCTATTTGAAATGGTAATCATTTTTAATTGCCCACTAGTTGCTGCATTTTCTCTTACAGCAGCATATTGGGAATTAGTTTTCCAATCTGATGGGACAGGTATGTAATTAGCCGTTTCAAATTTTACAATATCATTTGGATTTATTGTGTAAAGATACTTCCAAATATATCCATCCCCACTGTCACCTGCTGGTCTTGGTTCAAGATCTGTAAAATTTGGTTCATCTAATGAGGGTCTACCTTCTGGATTTTCTGGATTTACTCCATTATTTAAACAAATATAAACTCTATAATTTGCATTTAACACATAATAATTCGAACTATAAAGAGAAGATTTATTTGATGTCGTTGGTCTATCTCTACTTATATCATTTTTGTACATGTCATAAGTAGTTCCAGAAGTCCATTTTATTTTTCGGATAACCTTCCTAACATCATCAGAGTTTATTTTTGTTAATCCGACAATAGTGTCCCATATATCATTACTATAATTAAATGAGTCTATTGGTGCTAGTGGAGAATTATCCCAATTTGGATCATAATCCGAAGAATTTGTCAATCCAATGAAGGAATAATAACAAAAATTTGTAGATCCTACGGAAGATATAAAGGTATCTGAATTTAAAATCCTAAATTGGTCAGTAATAATTGCAGACATTTATTTAAATTTTTAAAACTATTTATTAGGTTATTGTGTAACCAGAATTCTTTAAAGAATTAAGTCTTCTTATTGTCGGAGTACTATTAAGTCCAACAACACCATAGTCAGTATTAACTAAAAATTCTTTTTGTGATGTTGATGAACCCGTTTCTATAAGTCCCCAACTATACTCTCCATAAAAATTACTAAATCCAGCACCAATACCATTATAATCCGAAACACTTACAACTACTTTAATCAAAGAAATTGGACCTATTCCATAAGCCTCTGTTGATCCCACAGAAATAGAGGCTACTTTATATACATTATTGATAAAACTGGTTCCTATTCCTATTATGGATCCATTTTCATCTAGAGAAGTTATTCCATTTCCAATATTAGAATTAAATACTTCAAAGTAATATGAACTTTGTATTCCACTAGAATTATCTAATATTGGTGGGTTCAAATATCTAGAATCTTTAAGGACAGAATTTTCTGGAATTACTAAATCAAATTGAAGTCCAGTCACTGCATATCCAACCGAAACTTTATTGACTGCAGAAATAATTCCAAAATCTCCACTATAAGATACTCCATTTAAAATTTCTTTTTTGGTAGTTGGGGATTCTATTATTACTAAAGGTGGAGATGCATTTGAATATCCAGATCCTGGATTGTTGATAGATATTAAACTTACTTTGCCAGAAGATAAAGTGGCAGTTGCTATAGCCGTAACACCATTTTCTGGAGATGCTATAATTACCGAAGGTTCTTGTAAATATCCAGATCCCCCATCAACAACATCAATAGAAGTAATTGTTCCAGATTGTGATACTATTGCAGTAGAAATTGCACATTTTTTCTCAGAATCTTCTATTATTTCTATTTTATTAATAAATTCATTACTTGCAGGATTTTCGTTTTTGTAATCGAAAAATGTTTTTACAGAATCTACAAAAATATTTGTATCTCCAATGCCAATATTTTTTATTAATTTTGCTACGGGATTTATATTTGGAAGATATTCTATTCTATCTTTTGTGATATTTGTATCATCTATAATTAAATCGTTTCTTTGTTTGCACCAATTTACTGGTCTAAAAAGTTCTAAGTTTGAAGAAACTCCAACAGAAGAATATAAGTTTGTAACAACAGATGTTGGCGAATTTATATTCTCAACCAATCTAGAAAGTTCATCAAAATTTTTATCATCTCCATTTATATCTAAGGAATCTCCAACTTTTAAAGTCTCAATAATATCAACATCAACAACATCTATTCCACTTGTTCCCCTATAAAAAAGTATTTCGCAATTATCATCTTCATTTGGAGGTTCTAAGAAAGTTATATTGTTTCCACCATCAAATATATAAGATTCGTTTGGTATTTGAATAACATCGTTTAACAACACTAATATTGTTGCTTTAGTATCAATATTAGATCCTGATCTTGAAATTATAGTGAATATATTTCCATTTAATGTTAAAGTAAATGTTTTTCTCAATCCATTGAATTTGGAACTAAAATTATCCAATTTCAGCAAGTTTCCTACCGACCATCCAGAAAAATTATCCTTAGTTACTTTGTCTATTACTATTGAGAACTCTTCAAATGGTTTTGAAGTATCTGTTGGTATTCCTGTGTTTCCTCCCACATCTACTGTAAGAATGTCGCCAACACTATAAGAGTACCCATAATTTTTAATTACAAAATCTATTACACTAGATCCTTGTCCAACAACTATGTCTATCTTTGCTTCAGTTCCAATTCCAGGCGAATATTTTGAAGAATATTGAAGAGGAATATCTGAATATGACAATGGAGGATCTATCACAAGATCCGGAGGACTTGATGTAGTATATCCAGAACCTGGATTTGTTATAGTTATTGAGACTATACTTCCATTCTGAACACTTGCAGTGCCTATAAATTCTATGTTTGGAATTCCAGAACTATAAGTTTGAACACCAACTTTAATATTTGTTTGTATGCCAGATCTATATCCAGACCCACTGTTACCAATAATGATTGACTGTACAGTTCCTGCGGAAGAAATTACCACAGTTCCGCCAGCAGATACTAGTGGTTGATACCCAAAACCTTCGCTTGATCCTACCGATATTGGGATTCCTCCTCTTGGCACACTAGCATTATTTGGGTCATATGATATAGAGGTTCCAGATCCGGTAAAATTCAATTCCGTAGTAGATGATAGTGACTCTGATAAAGTAAAATCATCTTCTGGAATCTGAAGAACATTGTTTATTAATAGAATCGATCTGTCCGTAGATATTCCAGAAACATCTTGATTTCCTGATGTTATGTTAAATGTTTTACTTGAAGAATTGAATGAGTTTGATACATCATCAAACAAATAGTTGTTTTTATACGTTTCTTGTGTTCCGTCAGGAACACCTGATCTGATAAAAACTCTTCCATGGAAAGTAGAGCTTACCTCGTTTTCTACAATTACTCCACCACTTTCCGAAGATAAATCAGTCTTTACTTTTCCGTATGGTGCTGAAGCAAAATATATTCTACTACCGAGTATTCTATAATTTCCTGATAATTTTGTTATTATTGATCCAGAAGTGTGAGTATTTAAAATAGAACCCAGAAAATTTCTTTGAACTTCTACAAATCCTGTACTTCCTACACCGACAGACTCAACTTTAAATATTTCATTGTCTATTTTAAACAGGTCTCCGGAGAAAAATTCGACATTATTTGAAAAATCTAAAACTGCGTCTATTAAAGAAATGTCATTCCTTAATATGGATGTGGTGGAAGTTGATACAATTGGAGATTGTATTACATTGTCTATTGCAATTATACATTTTACATCTTGGTTTGTTGATGTTATGTAATGAGTTTTACCTGTTCCAACTGAGTTTATATCTATTAAATTTGGTATAGTAGAAAGAGCTTTCTCTGCACTACTTGCAAATTTAATTTTGGTATCATCAACCTTATAAATGTACAATTCTCCTGAAAGTTTATCTGTTACTCCAACACCAGCAATAGAAGTTGCAGCAATTCCTATTGAATTTAAAGTTGAATCTGGATCTATGTTGTTTGATCTATATTCAACTCTTTCCCCTGTAACAAAAAAGTGATTTGGTATTAAAATATAATCTTGACTAACATCTACAACAGAAGAAGATTCGCCATCAAATAATTTTTCGAATATAAAATCCCCTTTATACTTTAAATCAAAATCTGCTCTAAATTTTTCGTCAGAGTTAAATTTTGAAGATCCTGTGGTTATTTCTGAATTTTTAAGATCTATTGATGGCGGAAACTGTGCTCTTTGAATGTATGTAAGTAAATTTTGAAATAAAACTACTTCAACATCTATACTTGGATTTGGAGTAAAAAGAATTTCTGTGTTTGCAGATAATCTTGTGCTAAATGTTCCTAATTCGCCATTACTTTGAACTTCACCATATTCAATAGAATAAGAATCTAGTTCATTATTAAGAACAAAAAGTTCTGTTATTTGAACTTCGTTATTTGTTAAATCTGTTACTTGTGCTATAATGTAAGAAGATTGGTAAAGAGAATCATAGGATCCAACTACTGTTGCAGTTGGTGTTGGACTTGAAGATATTGATGTCTTTTTCGATTCTAACTTTCCATATTTTAAATCTGAAAAACCTTCAGATGAAAAATTAGTATTTGCCAGAGAAACATTAACAACGTTTGCTGAAATATTTCCAATAGAAGAACTTTCTGGGTGAAAATATAAATTTAGGTTTGATCCAGAAACCTCTGCACTATATGTTCCTAAACCTACAGATTGATTGTCGTTATCAAAGCAAAGGGTCCCAAAATTAGAAATTAATACTTCATTAGAATTACCTAAAACCAAATTTATTTCTGTATATTCATAAAATCTATTAGAAGAAGAAAGCTCTATTATAAATTTTGAAGAATTATAATCTAAAGGAATTTGCTTTATTATTGTAGTTGTTCCAGCACTAATTGCAACATTAGTTGATGCTATACTTACAATGTCTCCCAAAGAAGTTTCGCTGGATTGACTTGCAAATTGTTTAGTGTCATAAGATAAAAAACTATAAGTGTATTCATTAATTCTTCCATCTATTGGAAAAAATTGCAAAGATGCTACACTCCCAGATTTTGAAATATCAAAAGATCCTATTTCATCTTGAGTAAAATACTTGCCATATGTATTACTAATAATTTCATTTCCATTACTTAGAGTTGAAATAATAGAAACTTGTTTTCTATTTGCAAATCTTTCGTCAATTGCGTTAAGAAAAATCTTTTTTGAGCGTACTTTTGTTGCCATGTTAGGATTAGATATTAAATGATGTTACAAAGGTTTCTGGTATCTGAGTATTAAATTCTCCACTAATATCATCTATCAATAATACTCTATTTCCAATAGATTCTGAATAATCTTGAATGATTCTCGAAGCAAAATTTATTTGATTTGATGATAAAACGTTATCAACAGTTAAAGAATTTTCTGTCACTAAATCATAATCAAAAGTGCAATTTACATCTACTACACTATTTAATTCAATAACAAGGTCACGTTCCACAATCTGAGTAGATATGCCTGCGGTTTGATTTGCCTCTAATTCAGAAACTATTTGAAGATCTCCAAATTTTTTAAATCCAACAGTGTGGTTTAAATTGTCAGTAGTTATATCCCAAGTATCAAAATCTATTTCGGACTTTAAAGAATACGAAAAATACTGATAATAATCATTATCCGAAATTTTTTGCAATCCATCATTTAAAAATCCTACTCTATCAATCCAACCATTTTTAACTATAGAAGAAGAATCAATAGAATAAAAAGACTCAAATTCATCAGTTTCTTTAATAAATGCCTTTGAACTTGAAGAAAGACTTTGTACTTCAAGTTCTCCATCATATTTAAAATCTGTTTCTATTCTTAAAAATTCATTTTTCTCATCCCACCCAGTTACCTTTCCAATCTTTGTTCCAAATCTGACAGTTTCTCCAATAGCAAATGAATTTTTAATTAAACTGATATCAAATTTGGGGAAATATTTTTCGGGAGTAACTGTTCCAGAGGAATTCTCTGAATCAAATGTTCCCGGAGTTTGTGATCCAGTTAATAACTCAGATAAAGAATATTTTACAAATGCTCCACTTCCTCCAAATTTTGGATCTATATCTGTAATTTTAAATAAGTTATAATTATAATTTTTAGAATTAAATCCTATTCCATTTGAAGGAGTTATAGAAATTCCCTCAACAATAATGTTGTCTCCAACAGAAAATGGGAAGACATCGGATGAAGAAAACTGTTTACTTAAAACCAATGTAACTTTTTTTGTCAAAGAATCAAATGATGCCGAAGATATTTTTAAACCATTTGTATTATTAGTTGGAATTATTATAGGAGTTGTATTATAAAGTTCAGTTGTATTTTTTATAATTTTAATTGAAGGTTCAAAGACATCAAAATCCAATACTACATCATCTACGACATTTTTGGTAAATCCATCAATCAAAATTAAATTTGGAGATGTGTTATAAAAAACTCCGATAGAAGTTATACCAATACTAGAAATTTTGGAAAGAGGTTCTATTCTTAATACTGAAGGATACTTGACTAATGGTTTTATTGTGCTGTCAATTGAATAATCATATCCAATATCAAATATCTTTGTAGATTTAATTTTTCCAATTTCGTTAGATTCTGGTATAAGAATTGCTCCAGATCCAGAATCCGAATCTACCGATTTTATTGAAGGTAATTTGTGGTAATTGAAACCTTTAGATTTAAGAGAAAATGTTTTTATTTCTCCGGTTTCTGTTTTAGAATTTGTTCTGTATGATATATTTGATTCTTGTGAAGTATATTGTCCAATTTCATTAGTATTTCCAATAACATAAGTGAATGTGTTTAAAGTTTTTGATGAAATTCTATGTACACCTGACAATGAACTAGTATTCAAATTTATCGAATTTCTAAAATTAACCTCATCATCTACTTGAATTTGAATCTTTTCATTTTTATTTTTTTCAAATAAAATAGGATCTAAACTATAGTAAAAATTGTCTGGGAAAGATGAATCTATCAAAAGTTCAATTTTTGCTGTTAAGTCTACTCCAATTCTTCCAGTATATCTTATTTTTGAGTTCCCATCAGTATCAACTAAAAATAGTCTATCAGAAAGTTTTTTGTCATTGTAAAAATTGATATTGAATGAGGACTCTCTTTCAATCCCAGTAAAAACTGACAGAGATTGGTCAGAAACGTCAAAAACTAGTTTGCTATTTTTTATAATTTGTATTGGAGGGTTTATTGGTGATATGGTCCCAACAGAAGAGGTTGTTATATCAATTATACTTGGATTTTGCTTTTCTGAATCATACTTTGAATTTGATAATCTTATTCTATTTTCGTCATATTTTACCACATAGTATATTTTATTATCATCTAATCCACCTGAGGGTGAGGTTGAATTGTAAATTACCTTTTGTCCAGTTATTAAATTATGTCTAGGTATTCTAATTGTGCTATTAATAGTATCTACATCAGATGCTAAAAATTCTGCTTTATTGATAATAATTCTTCTATAATAATCATTATATTCTATCTTATATGATGTTTGTATTCCAGAAATTACATCCAAAACTACAAAATCATTTTTCTGCAAACTGTGTGTCGTAGCCGTTGAAACTGTAACATCATTCTTTGTTACGTTATACAAAGATACATCATCAATTTTAGTTTTAAAGCTATGATAAGAACCAACTCCGACCGAATCAAAATATAATAATCCTTCTGTTTCCTTAGAATTTAAATACTCTCCATTTGTATTCAAACCAACTTTATCTGTGGATATCCCAATAAAGTCATCAGTTAGTTTTGTGACATAAAATTCCGAATTTTCATTTAACTGGAATGTTGTTACGCCAGTTTTAGAGACAAATAATGGAGAACCGCCATTAGAATTGTAAATTACAAGAGTTCCAGATTTTAAATTGTGATTTTTTATGAATATCGATCTTGGTTTTGTTGTTATTGAAGTTTCTCCGGCACCGGGATTTGAGAAATTTATTGTAGTTTCAGTGTATCCCAATCCTACAGATTCACTTGGGTCAAAATATATTTCTCTATCCGAAAAATAATTTTCGCCTTGTAATTTTGGAATTATTTCAAATTTTCTAGAATTTTCGAATATTGTAGTAAATCCGGAGTGAGCACTTGTAGGTGTTCCTTCATAACCCCTAAGAACTCTAATTCTTCTAGATTTTTTATCTACATTTAATATTTTTATTTTTTCGCTATCTATTGTGTAAACATCATTCTCTCGGATATTTGGATAATCTAGGTTTCCATTAACACTAAAATAATTTAAAACTCCATCAGTTAAAGAATCTCCTACACCTACAGTCAATAAAAGTTTATTTTGATTTACGAAAACTTCAAATGATCCTTTTAATTGTGGTCCATTGTTATTTAAAGAAGTGATATTTACTTTATCTCCATTAGAAAAATTATGTGGAATTGTGGAAAATCCAATAATTTTTTTATTTGATCCTATATTGGAAAATTCAACGTCTTCAAAAATACTTGAAGACAAATCTATCTGATTTACCTTTTTTCCACCTACAGTCTCTACTGTGTAAATTGCTCCGGTTCCTTCTGTGCCTTCTTCGTCAAAAATTAGATTATCACCGACAGAATAATTTTGACCACCTGAAATAATTTTTATCGAATCAATTGATCCTTTGGTAGTTGTCTCGACTTTAGAATTTTTTACTCTATATTCGTTTTTATTTTCAAAAATAAAATCATATGAAGAATTTTTTGATTTGCTGTTATATGGGTAAGTATTCCTCAACAAGAATTTATTTGAAAAATCAAAAGTATCTTGGCCAGAAAATACTTCAAAATTGTAATCTATTGGTGTTGATTTAAAATTCTTCCCAATAACGTATGGGAACTTTGGTTCATCATTTTCATCTAAGGTACAAAAATATGCGTAAGTTCCATTTGGAAATTCTGGGGTTATGCAAAATCTTCCATTGTTTTCATCTAAATCTCCATTTGCAGTATATTCATAGTCTTCTACAAAAAATCCACTTTCATATATTTCACTACTTGGTCTCCCTTCACCAATATCCTTTGCATCAGAATATCCCGAGATTATTTTCTTTACAGTTTTATTTGTTGTTGAAGTATAACCATAAGGTCCATAAATTGGGTTTCCATCATATGCCCATCCAACTATGGGAGAATGTAATTTTATTGCATTTGTATCATTATCAAGGTCTTTTCTAAATACAACTCTTTCGTCTTGAATTGTTTTTGAAAAAAGTTTTTTTCTTAATACCTGAGGAAGATTTAAATGTGTATATTGCAAACCATAATTTGGATTCAATCCTTTGTATACGACACTTTCATCAGGTCCAAACTTTTTGGAAAGTCTATTAAATTTATTAACTACCCACTTTTTAATCTGTGCATTTAATTTGCATCCAGATCCATATGGAACTACTTCTAAGGTAGTGTTATTTTGTGTATAATTTAATCCACCATTAATTATTTTAACTTCCTTCAATTGTCCATTTTCAATTATTGGAGTTAAAGAAGCTCCAAAACCAGAACCACTTATTATTATTTTTGGTGGAGATTTATAATTACTTCCACTATTAGTAACAATTACTTTAACTATCTTTCCTCCAGATACTAGTGGTGCAATTTTTGCTTCAGATCCAGATTCAAAAGAAAATAATGGTTGTTTGTTGAAATTTAATATTTCCGATGATCCATATCCAACTCCACCATTTTCTACATATATTGATTTAATATTTCCGGAGAAAATTGGCTGCAATACTGAGTTAAAATCTTGCTGTATGGAAGTTGATGCTCCAACATAACCACTAATACTAACAACTATTGGTTCATAATTGAAAATGTGTGTTCCTAAACCACTAGATTCAAAATTTACGTATTGTTTTGTTACATAGTAAAAATCTTTGGCAATTGTTCCCACTCCAACTTCTGACAATTTAAAGTTTTTACTATCAATCCTTGTCAGATAGTAACTTCCAGTAGAAAGTCCTGCTATACTAGTTCCAGTGAAATCATAGTGAATTATTTCTCCACTTTGATATGGGTGATCATAAACTTCTATTGTGTCTGTAAAAGTGTTTACTCCAATTGGTTTTACAGTTATTTTTTTGTTTTTATATCCACTACCTGGATTTATTATTGAAATTGATCCAAGAGTAAATTTTTTCTCAATTGATTTTATTGTATGATTTCCTTCACCATATCCAGTAATATCAATTTCATTTTGTCCCTTAGTGGAATCTGTAAAAGTATTGTACAGTTTTATTGAAAAATCATCTAAAACTCTGACATAGTAATTAGAACCACTCAAAAGACCTCCAATAACGGGTTGACCATTAGAACTGTAGTTTACAAGTTCACCCGTTCTCAATCTATGAGAAGTGCTAAATCCAATTTCATTTAGAGGATTAAGAGGTTTAATCTTGGTGTTAGTGGATGTCGAATTAAAATTAATTATATTTTCTATTGGTATAGTATTTGCTTCTGCAACAGCTCCTGAACCTCCACCACCAGAAATTTTAATTTGCGGATTACTTATGTAATCAAATCCAGGATCTACAATTTCAATTTTATTCAAAGATCCTTCTACTCCACAATAACCAGTTGCAGAAGAACCAGATCCAACAGATACCACTAATTTTGGGGGATTTATTATGTCATAGTCTTCACCCTCGTCAATCACATCAATAGATTCTATGGGACCATAATAAACTATATCTTCAGACTTATAGTTTAAAAGTTCTACTCCATTTAAAAATATTCCAGTAGTTCCTTTCTTTGTCGGATTTATTTCTCCATCAGTTTGAGGTTCACTTATCTTTCTTATAAGTTTTTGTGGTTCAATTATTCCTGGTAAATTTTCTTTATTTGCAAATTTTAAAGGACTTATAAAATTTCCATCAGAAATATTAGAGTTTCCAATGGACAAATATTTTCCAAAAAATATATTTTCTTTGCTTGATGCTAATTTAAAATTGTCTTCATCAATTTTTTTGATATAATAAATTCCCGAACTAATATTCAATTTAGTAGTGGAATCACTTGAAAAAGTGTATATTATAGCATCTCCACTATAATATCCATGATTTTCATAATTAATTGTATTATTTGATACGTTTCTTATTGAAATTTTGTAATCTGAAATTGTAGTTTCGTCATAATTTGGTAAGGAGTTTGATGCAACATAGATTTCATTATTTTTTGATGTATCTTTATATGTGTTTATTACATCAGAAACAAACTTACCATCATACTTAGAGATAACTTTTCTAACAGAAAATACTTCTCTAATATTTTCTCCAAAGTTATTAACTCTAAATGTTTTTTGTGGTTCACTTCCTGTTGGTACAACGACTTTAAATATGTTCGTTTTTCTAATACCTTCTATGTTTGCATAAGATATTTCTACATGATCATTATTATAAATGTTATTGTTGTCATAAGTAGTAATTGTATAACTAAAATTCTGATTATCAATTAAAGAACTTACTTGACAATTGACAGAAACGTTGAAAATCCAATTGTTACTTAAAACGTCTTCATCACTATTATATCCAAAGGATATTATTTTTCCAGTATCATTTTTCGAATAATATTTTCCAATTCCATCTGCGTTTGTATTTGAAATTACACCATTTACTCTAAATCTAATTTCAGAACCATCGTTTGATAGTCCATATGCATAAGAATTTGTAGGATTGAGCGAAATTTGACTTTTTGATGGGATACTTTCTGTTATTCCCGTGCAATTTTTAAATTCAGTTATAGATTTTTGATTGTAACTTATTAAAATATTTCCACCCAATCCAGTATACCTCAAAATTCCAGATTCGGGAAATCCTATTGTAGAGTCTACAATGATAGTATCTGCACTCAGTGGAACCGTTTCTACTACTTTAGTTTTTGGTGTAATTGAAAAATTTCCAAAAACTGATCCGACGACATTTATGTCTTTATTAAAATCGGAGTCTAATTTTAATATGTAATAATATTTTCTATTTCTATAAATTTTTTCAATATCAGTTACAGTCGCAAAAGACTTTATCTCTCCTTCACTTTTTTCAAATATTGTTTTGTTTTTTAATTCTTCAATATTTCCTGATATTTCTTCTACTACAATATCTCTAGTTACTCTATATTTTGCATCTGAAGGTTGAATCAAGTAATCTCTTGGTTTTATTACTGATACATCCTTTCCAAATAAAACTCTGAATAGGATTTTAAAAGCTTCATCAGTTCCTTTTGATGAATAGAAATCTTTGGAACTCTTTAAGAAAAGTGAAGTATTTAAGTCTTCGTAAAAACTTCTCCCTTCAAATCCAGGAAGAAATTGTTTTTTAGTTTTATTATAAAATTCTTTTAAGAATAAAACACTTAAATTTGTGACTATGGAACCCTCAGAGTGAGTTTCTGTGAGAGTATCTTCAAATATAAAATTCTCATCATCAGTATAAGAAGAAATTGCACTAAAACCTCTCACACAATCTTCAAAAGTTGTATCGGTTTTTTTCTTATATAAAATAATTTCGGAATCTATTTTAATCAGGCCATAATAATCAGGAAATCCTACAGTAGAAGATACTGTAACAGTCCTATCTAAAAATCCAACAGCAAATTCTAATGCGGTACTCTCTACTGTATTGGAAGAATTGTCAACTTTGATTTGCTCATCTATATTTTGTAAAATATCATATACTCCACCTTGAAGATCTAGAGACTTATAATATTCTCTTAAAAATTCTTCTACTAAAGGAAAATTTTCCCTGACAAAGAGAGGGAGTTGATTTTCTACAACAGAGTTGATTTTTATTCTGGTATTGTTCATTTACTATCTTCTGACTAGATCGCCATTAAAATAACTTGACGAGAAAATATAATTAGATCCAGATGAATCAGAACCTGATTCAATACTATCTGAAATCATGTTTATTGTAACCTTACTATTATCTAGTTGCAAATAAATGTCTTGCAATCCAATTATGTCGTTTGACTTTGGTATTGCAGATATTTCTATAATCGGTGTTCCACCACTCGATTTCACTGCAGATGTAAATACGATAGGACTAATGTTAATCTCACCCTTTTCATAGTCAATTGTTCCAACATTTTCGGAAACAGTTGTAAATTCTGTATCAGAATTCAAATAGAATAAT